GCCCCAGTCCTTACCCTTCTTGTCTACTTCATGGCGAGAGAAGTATGAGTACATACGCTTTACAGTGCTTAGAGATAGTGACTCACCTCTTGCTAGTTGCCCTGCTCTGGTCCAGCCAACTGCAGTACCTGCACCATTAGCCTTTCCATCTTCTTTAAATTTAATGGCTCTACGAGCTGCAGATCTTGCCCCTGAAGGTGGAGAGTATCCATCTGCCTTAGACACTGATTCGCTATCATAAACAACATCATCGTCATCTTCCCATAGGTCATCAGCCTTAGCAGCAGGAACACAGTTAGGAACCATCTTGCCACCCTTTGGCTTCATACCACGCTGAACGTAGCCATCCCAACATGGAGATTGCTTAAGTATATAGTCGTTTGTATTGTCTGTCATTGTTTTCTCCTTATTCAATGATATATGTTCCACTGATGTGAAAACTATCCTGCTGACTCAGATTTACTGGAACACCACTATTAAATGGATTTTGTTTCCCATTTGATGTGGTTGTCAAAAGTGATAGGGTGTCTGAGCCAGCCTGAACATGTCCAAGGACTGCATACTCGTCACCAGTTGAGATGTCATGTAGGCATCCATCAGACATCAAATAGTTTTGCTTAGATGGAAATGGAAGCTTGACATAGTATTGGCCAGAACCAAAGCTTGTAATGTTGTCCATATCTACATCAATAGAGAAGTGGCATAGCTTTCCAACCAATAGCCATTCTCCAGAAAACATTGGTGTACCATCAAAGGTTGGCTGTGATCCATTTAGTGTGCCACCCTCAATAGACCAAGTACCGTTATAAGTGCTGGCTGACATAGAAATACTTGGGTGGGTAAATCTAGCCATTAGCTACCGCTCTCAAGACTTGTCTTTAGTACTGCTAGTTTTGACAGATCAGTATCTGTAATGGCATATAAGGAGTCATTTCCTGGAAGCTCCCAAGAGATTGCATGACCAGGAGCAATTCTATATCCGTAGCTCAGTATGGTAACTCCTTCTCCACCAACATAAACATATGCGGAATCATCTACATTTTGAAGTGTGATATCTAGACCAGAGTGAATCCCATTAGGAGTTAGTCTGGTTGCTGTAGAGCTTGAAAGGGTTAATAGTGCATGCTGAGTCATACAATAATTATAGCATAAGAAAAGGCAGGCCACACATTAGTAGCCTGCCCAATCTTTGTTTATATTACTTTGTAGCTGGCTTCTTTGCAGGAGCCTTCTTGGCAACAGGTTTCTTTACAGGTGCCTTCTTTGGTTTTGCTGCTGCCAGAGCAACTTCTACCTCTTCAACCTTTGGTACACGACCAAATGCTGGGTCATTTGGATTGATGTAGCGAATTGCTACTGGTGCAATAGCACCCACCAATGACCATACTAGGTCTACTGGATCAGTTACTCCAGCTAGATATAGTGTTGATGCAGCACCAAGGACAGAGCGTCCGTATGATGCAAGCATCGCTTTTAGTTGTTCATTCATGGTTTCCTCCTAGGATATTACCTTATTTTATTGTGTTTGGATCAGTTGGCATTATTTCCATGAGTGCATCATGTGCCTTTGCTATCTTTTCCAAATTAGTATATGGGACACTGTCCATACCAAACGCCATCCCATAAGTTCTGTGGTAGTTAATGATTGGCTCAATAACTGCATTATACTCAGTAATTGCCTCTTGAACTGCCTCAATATATTCAAACGCATATTCCCTGCTTGATGCGATAAAAGCCATAAACTCTTCTGACTCAAGCAGCTTCTTATCTTCGTGCATCTGGATAATCTTATCATTCAAGATTCCAATATCTACCTTAGACTGTGTTAGCTTCAACACAAGGTCAATCTGAGCCTTCTTTAGCATAATCATTCCATATAGTGCAAGTACAAGAAGTACTGACTCTATGGCTATAATAATAGTTTCTATCATTTAGAAACCTTCCTATCTGATATGTGTGTAGGCCAATAGTATTGACATGTATCACAGCATGGAGTGTTGTCTGAGTGGCTTACAAACATTGAAAAGTGATCATAGTAGATTGGGTCTTTAACACTAAGCCTTGCTTTGTGTGTTACTGTAATCTTCTTCATCTCTTCAGAGTTCTGATACCACGATGGCATTCCGTGCCCCCAGTTCTTTAGGTGCACAACACGTAGAGCAACAAGGTTTTCCATATTCTTGTCAGTCTTAATGCCACGCTTGTTAGCTTCCTTAACCATTGCAAGTGCATAAACAAAAAGGCCATGCTCATGCCCACGCCACATCTTAACTGCAGGATGATTACGCCAAGCTGCCTTTGGATCTTTGTTTGATAACACCTTTAGAATCTGATATGCTTCAAGGATTTGCTTGTTAAGTCTCTTAGAGTCAAGCATATTTGCAGCAGTATCAAAATCCTTAGATGGCAAAAAAGTTTGCATTATAGTTCTACTCCACCCTCTCGTACCAGAAGTACGATAGCTCCATTATCTTCAAGGGCTTTCTTAACCCTCACCATATATTCTACAGCATGACGCTTGTCTTCGTCAAGTAGCTTCATAAAATCTGGCTCACTTGCTTTTACAGTAATAAAGGTTTCGTTATCTACTAGCGTAACCTTAAAGCCTTTTGGAGCATAGTGTGCCAAGGATCTAAAGGCTCTCTTCATTTCATCTGTATACATATTAATCTACCGTCAAATACTTCCATGTCTCTGCCCACTTAGCTTTACTCTTATGTCTGTTGAACTCACGAGAAATCTCTCCATCCTCAAGATAGATACCTCCCCATACGCCCCAGCCTTTAGTTGATACTCCAACAGCAAAGCAGTGCCTTGCAACTGGACATGTTGAGCACAGTGTGTCAACGTCCTCACGTAACTCTACGTCTTCCTCATAAGTATCAAAGAATAGATTTGTGTCAAAGCTTTGGCATTTGGCTTTTTTAAGCCACTCGTCTTTAGCTCTCGCCATTGGCTACCTCGCAAATCTGTCTGGAATATCCCATCCATTTTCAGTTGCTGGGAACACCTGCTTAATGTACCAGCGACCACGGACAAAAGCACCATGTGGCTTAGTCCAGGCAGTTGGATTTGGAATGATGTTTACAACATCCCATCCCTGCCAGCTAAGTGACTTGTTTGACTTTACAATTGATTCCATCTTGTCTAGTGACTTAATGTTCATTTTATATACCCCTTGTGTGCATATTATTGTTTGTTTTATTTATTAGTGCCTATATATCTGCACATCAACATCCTTGGCTCTGGCAGTTTGCACAGAGTCTGGGAGTGATTCTTTTGGCAGACAATAGAAGGCGAAGTAATCAATTTCGGCATGATTATCTTCAATCCACTTTGGTGGAATCTTTACTAGCTTTGTCTTAATGCCCTTAGCCTTCATGCTTCGCTCTGTAACATTAAGAAACTCCATAGCCATATTGTTAATGTTTATGGGGCCTGCAGTAAATACTATAAACTCTTTATCGTGCTCATCCTTTCTAATTAAGGCTGAACGCATTCCAGACAAAAAGATTGAGTAGTCATTAAAGTTTTTTGTTCCCTGAACTACCACGATCATTTTTATCTTCCTTTCTCAACAATTCTACGATTTCACTTATCTTGTTCAATTCTACATCATCCATAGCCATTGTGTCAACTTCTCTGGTTGACTCCTGAATAACCATCTTATCTCTTACATCAGCAACATAGAACTTATCATTAGTAATCCAGTACGCCTCATTGTCTGCTATCACTACTTTCACGTGTAGAGAGTCGTGATGCTTACTTGTCTGAGTAATGATTGGGTTTTGAACCATATCAAGCATTGTAGTAAAAATATTCAATGGCCTAATCAGTTCAAATGCTCTTGTTTGGCTGTAGCTAACGTTGACAGAAAGCTTCATTGTTTTGCTTCTCTCAACACGCTTAGAGACAAGAGCAATAGTAACTAGAGTTATTATGGCACCAAGTATGTATTCCATGATAATATTATACTGCTATTGATAACTAGTTAGCTTTATTTGCAGACTTAGCACGAGCTTTTGCAAGAGCGTCAAAGTCTTTAATCTTTGTCTCTCCAAGGTATCCCCACGCATAACCATCAGCAATCATCTTATTATTGATAGACTCTGATGCACCATCTAAATATACCCATCCAAGAATGCGACCGTACTTTTCTGATGAGTCCATCTTCTCTGTACGGATTACTACATGCTTCGCAGCTTTAATATTTTTCTTGAGATATTCTTTTGCTTCTAGTCCAAGTGCCTTCTCAGCCTTGTCAGTAGTGCGTGACTCTGGGGTATCAATACCAGCCAGACGGACACGACTCTTAAATAGGATATCAAATCCAAGATCAATTACAACGTCAATGGTATCTCCATCTACTACGTTGGTTACTTCGTTTACGTAATACTCGTACATTTATTCTCCGTTCCATACCCAGACATTGCCTGTGTATCCAAGATCCCTGAGTTTTTTCTCAAGCTCTTCTCTGATGTTCCATGCAAATACTATTATATCAGTTGGATCAAGTTTTAGCATTTCGTCCATGCTTGTAATTTGAATGTTTGGTCCAGGAACATAACGCCCCTGCTTCTCTTTTACATCATCAGCAATTGCTGAAATTCTTTTTGATTGTACTCCAGCAAAATTTAGTACCACTGTTGACTTTGCAGATGCACCAACACCACACAACACACCACCAGATTGCCAAATAGATTCAACTTTGCCGTTAAAATTATTTGCTGATTGGCGAATTCTATCCTGAGTTTCAGACCATTTATTTCTATCTAAAAGACCATACTGCAACTCTTCCCTGATTGCTACTCTAACACCATCAGTTGGCTCTCCACCTTGCTTAATCCAATATCTATTAGAACCACCCTGTGGAGGTACTGACTGAACATTGAACAAAGATAGCCCCATCCTGTTTGCAAGCTTAGCTACAGCATGTGCAGATAAATAAGAGTAGTGTTCATGGAAGATTACGTCAAAGTGATCGTGATCAATGATGTTCATAATGGTTGGATTTTCTACTGTGACAATCGTATCTCTGTCACATAACATTGATATACCTGCCATAAAGTCTTGAATGTCTGGTGTATGTGCCATAACATTATTAGCAACAATCCACTTTGGCCTGCCCTTTAGTCTGACTATATCTTCTGCTACCTTGGTACCAAAAAAGTCTGTGATTACTGGTACACCATCACAAATAGCATATCTAGAGATATTCTCTGCAGGGTCTACCCCAAGAACATCTATACCATTTGATTGTAAATACTTAAGCAAGTAGCCATCGTTGCTTGCAATTTCTAATACCCATTCCCCTGGATTGATCCTAGGGATAATATTCTTATCAGCAAACTCATAGATATAGTCTAGGTATGACTTGCTTGTTGATGTCCTCCAGTTATAATTTTTGTAAAGCTCACTTGGCTTAATGTCAACTGATAGCTGACCAAGTCCACAATCACTACAAACCATCATCTTATTTGGATATAGGTATGATGGCTCTTTTTCTTTTACAAATCCACCAGCTAGTGGCTGTATGCCAAGATCAATAGCTAAAAATAAGTTAGGGCTATCGCATGCACGACATTGATTTCTTATAACCATTCAGTATTCTCCATATACCATTCAACAATTTCTGACAAAGCTTTATCAAGATTATACGGTGGATTCCATCCAGAGTCAAGTAGCTTAGAGTTGTCTAGAGCATAGCTTGAGTCATACCCTGGTCTTGACACAGATGAATCAGTTAGTTTATATCTTAATTCTTTTCCAATAATATTTGCAATCTTAAGTGCCCACTCTAGATTGGAGTACTCTGCATCGCCAGCTATATTAAATCTTAGTGGCCTATTGGTATCTTCTGGCAACAGGAATGATTGATCAAGAATGTGAAGCAATGCTGATGCCATATTGCCAGCATACAACCAGTATCTCTTTCCTATCTTGCCATCATCATATGTGTGAATATCTAGTTCTTCACCATTGATAATCTTTTTGATTGCCATAGGGGTAAACTTCTCAACGTTCTGACATTCCCCCACAATATTCATGATGTTTACAATTGCCAACGGCATTGAGTATGTACGCCAATATGCATAGATAATATCCTCTTGTGCAGCCTTAGATGCACTATAAGGATTGCTAGGCAGGTGTGTGTCCCACTCAGTAAAATGCCTTCCCTGATAAGGACCAAAAACTTCATCAGTAGAAATATGAATGAACTTCTCTGGCTTTGCTTCTCTTGCCCAGTCAAGAATGTGGCAGGTTACCTGTACATTATTAATAATAAATGGTGCAGGATTTTCTATGCTTCTGTTGACATGGCTTTCGCTTGCTAGATCTAGAACATAGTCAATCTTGCCAATCTTCTTGGATGTTACAGAAGATATTGGAGAGGATAGGTCACATGTTAAAATAGTTACTCTGCTAAGTTTTGCTTCATCATTACTGGTAGCAAAAACCAGCCTATCCTGAATTCCATGGTGCTTAAAT